TCATCGAAAAAAATAATTAAAAGTTTAACTTAATAACATAAAGTTATTTTTTAATTCAATCTTCCATCCTTAAAATCCCATTTATATTGTTGCATTTCTTTCATACATTCTAAATCATAATTTAAAATATATTTTTTTTTCTCAAATTTAATCCAATTAGTATCTTCAATTACTTTTTCTTCAAGTAAATCATTATATTGAAAAGATATATCTTTAGGTCTTATAATAATATAAGCTTTTTTTAAATTTTTATTTATAAAAGCTGCAAACATTGAAAATGTACTTAAACTCATAACTAAAAAAGTGCATTTATATAATATATAAATGAATTAATTCAATCTGTATCTATTAATTCAACATTTTTATTATTTACAAAATAATTTAATATATATTTTTTTATAATTATAGGATCATCAGTTAATATATAAACTTTTTTATTTTTTTTTTAAAATATATTTATCATTTTAATATAATATTTTGGAGTTAGATTAAGAATTTATATTGTATATTTTGTTTTTTATCAATACTTAATCTTAATTTATCCCCATATCTAATGTGAATAGCACAAAATTCTTTATTATTAACTTTTTTTTTTATATTTTTATCAATTATATTCTCGTTAATTTTAAAGAATTCTTTTAAATCTTTAGGTAATTCATTATATAATCTAAAAACATATTTATAACATAACAAATTTTTATTAATAAGTACATTATCTAGTTCATTATAATTTTTAATAAATTCAAATGTTGTACAATAATGACTTTTTAAATTAAAAATATTTTTTATATCAATAAAAACATTTTTATCATAATTTATATTTTTATAAATTTAATTAAATCTTTTTCTAATTTTTTTTGATAATAATCGTTATATATTAAATCTAAATTCATATATATAATTAAACAAAATTTAATTTATATAAAAATTTTTTCATCGATATAATATTTCTAAATTCATATTTTTTATTATTAATATAAATATAGTCACCATTTTCTAAACTAAGTCTTAATTCATCTAAATTTACTAAAAAAAACCCTTTTGTTTCTATATAATCTTGTTTTGGACTATAAATTATGTTATCATCAGTATAACCAATATATATTTTAGTAATGTCATTATAAATATAAGATTTGATATTAGTTAGTTTAGGTAATGGTCCTACTTCTTCTCTGTATTCTCTATACATAGCTTGTCTAGGTGTTTCACCTCTATCAATACCACCACCAGGCAAATTTAATTTATTATTATTTTCTATAATTAATAATAACTTATTATCTTTTATAACTCCTATAAAAGTATTTTTTAACATATATTTATATAAATAATAATCCTTAAATAATTTACATAAAATTGAAAAATAAATTAATTAAACTAATAAAATTAACTTAAAATTAAAAAAATGGAAGAAAGTACAATAAAAGCTAAATATATCTATTATGATGATACAATTAAAACAGAAGATTTTTCTACATTTAGAAAAATCGCTGATTTATTTAGATTCATTAACAAAGATTTAGAATATAATTATGGTGATTTAGTTGCTTTTTCTAAGTATAGAGATACAGAAACTTATATTATCGGTAAAGAAGACAAACTAATAAAAAATCCAGATTACAGTAATGCAGGTTATCTAACCATACCTTATGAAATTACAAAATATTTAGATGATGCTTTAGGAAAATACTCCGAAATTGAAATACAATATATTGACCTTAAATTTGATGATAAATTTATTAAAGAAAATATTAACACAAAAAGTTGCAAAGTATTAGAAAGATGGGATTGGAAATTTTCATACAATTACGAAACTCAAGAATTATATATCGACTTTCCTAATGATACTAAAAATGTATTTAAAATTAATAAAACTAGTTCTAATAAAATTTTAAAATGGTATAATGGTAGTAAATTAGACCAAATAACATTTGAATTAAGTTATGAAACAAAAAAAATATCAAATGATAACTATGAACCAAAATTACCACCAACGTGGGATATAGAATATAATGGTATAAGTAGTAATAATTTAGAAAGAATTAAAAAATTTATTTTAAAAGGTCCAACAATAGATAAAGACAAAGTCATAAATTCCATTAATAGAAAACTTAAAAATCTAGAATATGAATTAACAGAATTATAAAAAAATTGAAAAAATTTTATATTAATTATAAAAAATATTTTAACCTAAATATTAATTAATGGAAAATTGTTCTAAATCATCAGTAGTTGCTTATACTACTCCAAACTTTGGACCAGAAAAGCTTAAAAAAGAAGAATCTAATAATTTTAAAACTATAGATGATGTATTTTATTATATTCCAGAATTTCCTTACAATTTTGGAGATTTTATAGTTTGTCCATATTATGATAAAGAAGAAGGTAAAAGTGGACATAATATATATTGTATCAGTAAAAATAACAAAGTTGTAAAAATTCCTAATGAAGGAGAATATAAGAATTGGACTATTCCTTATGATGTAACAAAATACTTAAAAAATGCATTATTGAAATTTAGAGAGTTTCCATGGATTAGAAATATGTACATTAGATATGATGATAAATTTGTACGAAAAAATTTAAATACAAAAAAATTTAAAATTTTAAAAAAATGGAATTTGAAAATTATGTTATCTTTAGATGAAAATAAAATTACTAAAATTACCATACAGTTTGATAATAAAACAACAAAAACATTCAATATTAATAAAAAACTTAAAGTAAAAAAAATGTTACAATGGTATGAATCATCTAAATTAGAACAATCTAAAATAGATATTGAAATAAATGTACCTTTAGATAAAAAAAAAGAATTTTTTAAAAAATTATACTTTTTTAAAAAAAATTTACCATTTAGTTGGAATTTACAAGAAATTAATATTACTTCAAAAGAAGGTATTATCACAAAAAATTATTTACTAAATGGACCAAAAATTAATAGTGAAAAAATAATTAAATCTATTAATTATAGATTTAATAATTTTAATAAAAACTTAAACTTTGACTCTTAATTTTTCTTTTAAATAACTTAACATTGTTTCAGCATCAGATACCTCAAATGGGTCTTCAACTGACTCATCCTTAAAAGGTCTCTCGATAAAAGTATTTATTACTACTCCATTTTCTATATAAGCAGAATATCTCCAACTTCTTTCACCAAAACCTCTTTCCTTAACCCAATTCACATTCATTCCTATTGCTTTAGTAAACGAACAAGTTCCATCTGCTATTAATTTTACTTTATTTATATTTTCATACTCTTTCCATTTTTTCATCACAAAGATATCATTTACTGAAATACAATAAATTTCATCAATACCTAATTCTTTAAATTCATCATATAATTTTTCATACCCAGGTAAATGTTGTGAAGTACATGTCGGAGTAAATGCACCCGGTAATCCAAATAAAATACATTTTTTATCTTTAAAATAATCATTTGTTCCTTTATCAATAATCTTATCTGAATTTGACTCTGTATCTAATATATGTTCTTTAAACTTAAAACTAGGTAATTCAAAATTTTTACTTAAAACTGATATTTTTTCATCATCAATTTTATCTTTATAAAATTCATATTTTTTTTTATAATATTCCATAAGTTTAGGATTTTTACATATTAATCCATAGTCTGAAAAACTATTTACTGTATTTAATATATTTATCAAAAATAATAGGCTAAATATTCTCATTATTTTATTTATATAAAAAAATCTTTAAATAATTTAAATTATTATTTAAATATTAAAATATTATCTTTTATAATGAAGTTAATAAATCTAATATTACCATTTTGGTATCCATTATTAAAATTAAATGGCAATGAGAAATTTCCAAGAAAAGTAACATTATTTGATGATCCTCTTGTAATTTACAAAAATAATGAAAGTGATTTTGTTATTCATAGTGATATTTGTCCTCATCAAGGAGCAAGTTTATCAAAAGGTTGGATCACTGAAGATAAATGTATTTCATGTCCTTATCACGGATTCCAATTTTATAATGGAACATTTTGTAAAATTCCTGATCCTGCTGACAAAAATGTTGGTTCATTTAATTCAAAATATAAACTTAATAGATTAGAAAGTTATAATGATGATAATTTTTTATTCATTTCAAATGTTAATTATTCAATTCCTGAAGTATACTATCCTCCAGAAGAATTTAATGGCTCCTTCCGTGGAGTTGAAGGAATTAAATTAATTAATACAAATTATTTATCAGTTTGTGAAAATTTATTAGACATGTTGCACATTTCTTATGTTCATAGTTTTGGGTCTAGAAGTACACCTTTACCTAAAAGTATTAAATTCGAATTATTAAATGATTATCATGGAAGATCTACATTTTTTTATTCTCCTAATGAAAATACAATAAGTGGTTATGTTGGCAATGTACGTCAAGTTAAAGTAGAAAATGAATTTATATTACCAACTACTACATTAACTCGAGTTTATGCTGGAAGCACTATAAAAACAGTTTTTACAAGAAGTATTCCTGTTTCAGAAGATAAAACTATATTATACTGGAAAATTTATCGAAATTTCTGGATAAATCCTATTGGAGATCATATGATAAGGAAATTAATGATTAAAACTTTAGATGAAGATATTAAAATTTTAAAAGATGTATATCCTGAGCATAGAAAAGGTCCTATTGTTACAAAATACGACAAAACAATTTTAGAATTTAGAAAAGCATATAAAAAATATTTAGATAATATATAAGTTCATTCAAATATATATTTTTATTATATTAGTAATATATATGAAATATGAAATATTTATTCATTATATTAATATATTATATACATTTATACTTTTGGAACTATATTAGAATATATTTTACACAAATATTTAATGCATAAAAGTAATTCTTATTATTCTAATAGCCATATTATTCATCATAAACATATAGATGAAAAAACAATGAACATTATAAATGAAAATGATTCTGAATATATTAAAATAAAACCTTCAGAAAATCTTACTTTTGAAACTTGTGAAATTTTAGGAATAATAATTTCATTTTCTTTAGTAGTATATTTATTTAAAAAATATTATCCTGTAAAATTAAATTTAAATTTATTAATTATATTTCCTACAATATTAATAATATTTAGTGTTTTAATTTGGAATTCTTTTCATCCTTATATGCATGGTAAATTTGGTGGAGATTATAATTGTATTTCACTGCCAAAACAAATTGTCGATAAATTATCTAATACTTTATATATTAAATGGGTTATCAAGAATCATATTTGTCATCACATAATTAAAGGTGATAAAAAAGGTAACTATAATGTTACTTTACCTGGAGCTGATTTTTTATTTAATAGCTATAATAAATGTTAATAATTATTTTTTTTTAAATAATTATTATATGAACAACTATTTAATTTATTTTAGTTTAATATTTAGCTTAGTTTTTTTATACCCTGATAATGATAAATTAAATATCCAACAAACAAAAAATTTAATATCAAAAGGTTATATTCTTATTGATGTTAGAACTTATGAAGAATATACACTTAAAAGTTATCCAGATGCGATTTACTTCCCTCTAAAAACAATTAATTCTAATTCAGTTAAAACAAAATTAAGCAAAAATAATAAATATATAGTATACTGTAGAACAGGTAGACGAGCGAAAGAAGCCTACAAAAAACTAAAATCATATGGATACAATGTGAAATATTTAGTAGGCGATTTTAATAAATTATTATAGAAGATAATTATATATATGATTATAAATAAAAATAATGAAAATTTACAAGTTTTATCTAATGATCCAAGAGTTATTATAATTCATAACTTCTTAACTAATGATGAATGTGATCATTTTATAAATTTATCACAAGGTAATTTAGAAAGAGCACTTGTTTCATCAGAAACAAAAGGAATTATATCAAAAGGAAGATCTGGATCAAATTGTTGGATTAATCATAAAAATGATGATATAACACTATCTATTGGAGAAAAAATATCTAATATAGTTGAAATACCATTAGAAAATGCTGAATCATATCAAATAATTTATTATGATAAGGAACAAGAATATTTCAATCATTATGATGCATGGGATTTTAATGATGTAGAAAAGTGTAAAAGAAATTTAAAAAGAGGTGGACAACGATTATTTACAGCTTTAGTTTATTTAAATGATGTAGAAGAAGGAGGATCAACAAAATTTACAAAATTAAATATTGATGTTAAAGCAGAAAAAGGAAAATTATTAATATTTGAAAATGTGTATGAGGACACTAATATAAGACATTATTTATCGGAACATGCAGGAAGACCAGTTATAAAGGGTAAAAAATATGCATTTAATTTATGGTTTAGAGAGTATCCTATAAATAAATTATACAGTGAATATAATCCAAACTTTTTAAAAAAAATTTATTGTAAACACAATTTATATGCAGAAAAATTAAATGAAAACATAGAATATTATGAAGATTTAATTACAAAAGAGGAAGTAGATAAAGTATTACAAATATCTTATTTTGGAGGTAAAAATACTATTTGGATTAATAAAAATTTATTTCCTTCTATAGTTTCTAAAATAGAAAAAATATCTGGTAAAAGAAAAGAAACATTCACTAATTTTATGCTAACTAAATATTCTAAAAACACTAACACTGGAACTTTTTATGATGCATATGACATCAACACAGAATCAGGTAAAAGTAATGTTGATAACTCCGGTCAGAGATATTATACTTGTACAATTGTAATACAAAATAATACAAAAATTAATTTTATTAATCTTAAAATTAATAAAAAATTAGAAAGAAAATCAGTCTTATTATACAATAATATGTTAAAAAATTCAATTTATAGAAATCCAGATATGAAAAAATTTTTCTCTAATATAGATGATGTTATTATAATGAATTTATATATATTAAAAAATTAACACAATTATTTTTTTAGTAAATAAAATTATTTACTAAAAAATTATATTCAATTAAAATCTATGACTAATTTTACAATCTATTTTGTTTTACAATTAATATATAACTATCAATTATATCTAATTAAAATCTATGACTAATTTTACAATCTATTATGTTTTATAATTCATCTATAACTATCAATTATATCTAGTTTACAAATTATCAAAATCAATTTCTTCACTATCTTCTAAATAATGTTTACTTTTTGATTCACCTGAATAAAAATAATCTAAATCTTTGAGATTTGTATTATTATTATTACTATTTGATTCCCAAAAATTACTTTTCTTATCAGTTTCTACTTCAAATTGAACATTTTCAGTAATGTTCAACCCTGTTAAAATTTCCTCATTTGTCTTAAAAGAATTTTCATTTAATTCACCTCTTTTCAATAACTCATTATATTCATCGTGATTATATTTATGTATTACATACCCTTTATCATCACTCTTACTTTTGTCGTAATTAATGATAAGTACATCACCTGGAGTACACCATACTCTTTTTATAAAAGAGCCTCTGATGACACAATTTTTTTCTGTACCATTTTGACACATAACTCTTACTCTAGGCGGATTACCACCTTCTCTTTTTATAACTTCTGCATATAATTCATCACTTTCTGGTGTATTATTTTTAATTCGTAAAGATCTACTTTTAGTATTGTCATTATTGTTTTTTCTCTTTTTATGTTTATTACCGCCACCAAAATTTTTGCCCATTGTATATATATATATATAAGAAATAGTATTTAAATGAATTATGTAATTTTTGTTTAATTTTAGTTAATATGTAATATCTGTTGACAAAATAATAAAAATTCAATTTTTTTTATATTAATATATATGAATATAAAAGTGTTATTAATAATAATATTGTTATCTATATACGTAAATAGAAGCAATATAGAAAAATTTAATGAACTATTAGTCTCTTCAAAAGAAATAGAATCATTAAATATAGATATACCTATTTCTACAATAAATGAATTATATAGTTTATTAGAATTTATAAAACTAGGTACAAATAAACCTAAAATCATTAATGACCTGCCTAAAGAATTACAAAACGAAAATGTTTATAATAACATACTATATGAAATGTACATTGATAATTTCTTAGATAATTATTTAGTTAATAGATTTAATGTAAATAAATACTTAAAAATGAATTATAATTACACAAAGAATTATGATAAACTATATAGTACTATTGAAACTCTAAAAACAAATAGAAATAATTTAAATAAATTTATTTTTCTACAAAATTCAAATAATGAAATTATAAATTTAAATAATAAAATAAAAAAAATAGAAATAAACGAATTTAAAAAATTTTTTAAAAATGATATAAAAAATTATTTAGATAAAGTATTTTTAAATTTGGGATTAAATGAATATTTTAAATATTCATTACAAGAATTAAATAATGATAATATTGTAGATATAATGGATACACTAAACCTAGTTATTGAAAATGAATTTAATTTATTTAATAATTATATTAAAAAATAATATGAAACAAATATTAATCTTAACAATAATGACTTCATTAATGTTAACTATAAATAATTTATGTGAACATTATAATTACGAAAAAGTAATTAAACAATTATTATTCTTTCTAATACCTTCACTATTTTATATAAACTCTAATAAATAAAAAAATTAATTTAATTTTATTCTTAATACTAATGAATAAACTAGATTACTTCTTAATTAATAATATATTATTATATCTAGATTTTAGATCACAAATATCTTTTGTTCAAATTGATAAATTTACCTATTATAACTTTAAACAAATAATACGCTACCACATCGGTACTATTATTAAGAAAAAATTAAAAATACTAAAGTTTGATAAATTCACTAAATTAAGACTTAACTATTATAACTTTTACTTTATTAAAAAAATTTCAAATATATTACTTAATATTCAAGATAATAATATTTTAAAAAGTTTATCTAAACTAAAATCTTCTAAAAACACTACTAATAATTTAGTATATTACAAATATCTAACTTTATATAATGTAAAATCAATATTAGAAAACTATAACTTTCCAATAACTAAAAAACATAAAATAAATGTATATATAAAGAAACATTTTTATAATGTATATTGTTTAATTGATTTTCTATAAACCAACCTCAACTACTAAATTATAATTTTTACAAAAAATCATAAAATTTATTAATTGATTCATTTCGTTTTTATTTTCATTCTCAATAATTATATTATCCAAATTATTTAACGAAGTTTTATAATCTAAGTAATAATAATCAAAATCTTTAACAATTTTAATTAAATTAATATATTTTTTATCTATCAAATAAGATCTATTATAATTATTATTATTTAATTTAAAATAAAAGTCATACATCAATTACGATTAATTATTCACATAATTTTAAATAATATTATATGAATAAAATATCTTTTCCGCTAAAATCTTTAGAACTCAATAATAAACAATTTAAAATTGTTAATGATAATAATATCAACTCCAAAAAAATAGTTTTATCTTGTGCAGGATCTGGTAAAACACTACTTATCATAACTAGAATTTCTTTCATGATTTACAAACTAGGTTGCAATTCAGAAAATTTTTTTTTAGCAACCTTCAATAGAAACGCCGCTGAAGAAATGAAACAACGATTATGCCAACTAATTGGTATTAATGATGTTAATTGTGGTACCTTCCACCACCTCGGTATTAAATTACTTAAAAAATACGATTACATATCATCCTACGATGATGAATATCATGTGGATGAAAGCCAAATTATATTTCTAAACTTTCTAAAATCGGATCGAAGTAAATCCTTAAAAGAAAAAATAAAATATATCTTCATCGACGAATTTCAAGACATCAACGAAACCCAGTTGCAAATTATTATTGAATTAAGTAAATTTTGCGATTGCTTATTTCTTGTTGGTGATGACTTACAAAATATATACTCTTTTAGAGGAAGTAATAATGATATAATTTTAAATATTAAAACATACTTTGATGACCTAACATTAGAAAAAATGACCACTAATTATCGATCAACCCCAGAAATCATAAACTTAGCAAATCAAATTCAAAATCAAAATAAAAATAATTTTAATAAATTAATGAAATCAACTAAACCAAATAACACAAAACCAATTATTAAAATATTTGATAATTTATCAAAAGAAATTAAATTTATAACCGAGTCTATTAAAACGGATCTAAAAAATGGATTTACCAAAAAACAAATTGCTATCTTATCTAGAAACAATATGCCTTTATACTTTTTAGAAGAAAGTTTACAAAAAAATAAAATAAAAAATAAAATTTTAAATAAAGAAAATTATTTGAGTAATTGTATTTCTTTAAGCACAATCCATTCCGCAAAAGGATTAGAATGGAATAAAGTTTATTTAGTAGGAATGAATGACAGTTACTTCCCTAATAAAAAATCTTGTATAGAAGAAGAGCGACGATTATTTTATGTAGCAGTAACACGAGCAAAAAACGAACTAATTATAACATTCAATAAAAATGACGAATGTAGTGAATTATTATTAGAGTTAAGTGACAATTTATTTAATTGTGAGTGTAAGTTAGATGAGATTGAATATAACTTGAAGAATCTTCCATTCGCAGGAGATAATGGATTAGAAAATTCAGTAACAAAGGTAATTAGTAATTTAAGTGGTAAAAATTATATAGAGTTGAAGAAGTTAAAGATATTTGACAATATTAAATTTGTCAATAATAAATATTATGTAAGTAATATTTATCCGGACTGGGTTATTAGGAATGATTATTATGCAGAGTTTGGTTGTTTTATTGATTATTTAATTAGAAGAATGATTGCCGATAATAATAAAAATTGGAATGATAAATATAGTGGTTTTTACGACAAACGAGCG